AGCTCTACAGCTTCACTTTCCGACATCTTATATGCAGACATAGTTCATCTCCTTTTATTATAAATTACAGTTTTGTAATTGTCCCTGACAATTTCAAAGTCGCAACACCGTTTGAAGGCTTTAATTCACCATCAATCATACAGTTCAATGCTAAAACATCACCATTTGCAAGAGTTGCGGAACCAGACCTTGTGTTACCGTCTTTTAATGCAACAAGAGTATTGTAATCAGTTGCTGAAAGAACAATATCATGCTGCAAATACTGGACGATTGAAGTTCCATCTGCATAAATGTCACCGTTTCCGCCCTTTTTAGTTTCAAAATCACGGTCGCCAAGTTCAATTTCTGGCTCTCCGTCCATAGATGGGGTAATGTTAATTCCACCCCATTTCAAACTTCTTAACGGACCGCCGGTTACGCCTTTATTAGCCATATATTATTACCTTTTCCTTTTTTAATACAAGTAAGCGTATTTAATCGCAATTATTCTCAACGCCTTAGCTTCATCATCTGTTACTGCTGAATCAATTCTGCTGTTATTTCCAGCGTTAATTTCAGCAGTCAAACTTGCAACAACATCATCCCTGTTCTTAGTCCAACCATTTGGAACCCACAAATCGTCAATCAGTTTTGTCAAATCTGCAATTACATCTTTTGGTGCAATGGCAAAATCAACATTTGTTACTGCATTATCATCAACAACAACGCCTCTTGTATATGGTTCTGAATTAAAAAGCTGCTCAATAGAATAAACTTTTGCCTGTCTTGCATGGAGTGATACAGCGTCAAACCATTCCTCGGTATCCCCACCGTTTACATCAGTTCTGTAAGTAAGCGGAAGATCGCCAAGTCTTAAAACCCCAGCTTGGTCAAGTTTGCAATACCCCATGCCAGCTCTAAAAAGCGCATCTGCTTGAAAGTAAGTTGAATCAGGAGTTGAAGTGTTGCCGCTGTCAGAAAGTGCAAGTGTCTTGTATGGCCTTGATGGAGCAAGATTTTGCTCTCTTGCAATTATACCCGCAATTTCAGCAGACAGCTCAAACGCAGGGGCGTATGCCCTTGAGTCCCAACATGCGCCAATCCATTCTTTATTAATGGTTGCAGGTATAGCCAAAGCCTCAGTTCTTGTCTTGTTTACATAAAAAGGATATGCGCCGAAAAATCTTTTAACCGATGGATCAGCTCTCAAGTCTCCTGAAGTTGCATAATATCCCAAATTTGTAGCATCTGCATATGGAGCTGTAAAAACAGTATACCAAGTATCACCAAGAACATCAGCCTCACCAGCATCAAAGAAAACATCATGCAAATCAGGGTCAGTTGCTCCACCTGTCAAGAAAGCATTCAAAGCAGTTCCAGTTACAACTGTAGTTCCAGGTGCTGCGTCCTCTTGGCTTTTACCTGATGGATTCTGTTTTACATAAATTTCGTTCCCGTAAGTTCCTTTTCCAATTGTAGTCAGTGTAACAGTTCCAGTTACGTTCGCAGCAGTAACAGCAATGTCACGCTTCGCAGTAATCGCAGCGACAAGAGAATCACCGATCACAGTTGCAGTATCACCACTCGTAACACCAACCTGAACAAGAACACCACCAATCAAAAAGTAAAGTGTCCCGGCACTTGAGGCAGTCCCGGTAAAAATAAGCGTTCCGGTTGCTTGCGTTCCGCCTCCAGCTTCAGGGACAGGAAACGCAGTAACACCACCGCCTGAAGCGTAAACGCTTGCCGGAATTTTTAATGACTGCCTGTGAATATGAGAGCCAAAACCGTAACGGTTACCAACATCATTTGAATCAATTACAACCTGTGGAGCGTAATCAGTTATTCCTGTTTTTGCAGGATCATATTGACCGACAAGAGCCAAATGTGGTGGGATAGACAAACTTGCAAATGAGCGTCTTACCCCGGCCAACTCAATGAAATTCATTGAAGCCCTTGAATTTTGTGAAACATTGTCAAAGCTTATAGCCATTTATTTACCTCTTACCTTATGCAGGTTTAAAATTATATGTATTATTACTAATCGCTGTAAATATATCTGTAAGTGCTGGCAAATTTGGATAATCGGCATATGTGAGGTGAAACATCACATCAAGATTATAAGAACCAAATACAAATAAATTTTCAGTCTTTCTTATTTCAGCAGGATCAATTACCTTTACATTCGATCCGCGCGGGTCCATAGCCCCTATGTCAATAGTAGGATCGACGTTATTATATAATGCTGTCAATCCAAATTCTATCATTGCAGATAAATATTGCGCCCTTTCACCGACAATTTCACCTGCAAAGTTATCACCTTCATCATTTGCCCTTGCAATAAATTCAAACATGAAAGTAATCTGAACATCTTTATCATGCCTTGAAAAATTGGTATCTTCACGATTCCCAATTAAACAATTCACAAGCATATTCTTTGTAGGGTCAGAAATATATGGACGAATCCGATTCTTCCCGACCTCAAAGCCATATTCAGGATCAATTGCAGCTTGCGCTGCCTGAACAGTATTTAAAACACTAACATAATAATCTTGAGCAATCATCCACGGGTAAACCGGGATTGCGTTGACTGGCGGATTAATTATTAGTGTCATACCGTCTTCTTAATTAAGTTACTTTGCAAATAACCTAAAGTCCTGTTAATCATCGGCTCATTAACTCTCCAGTTAGTAACAACCTCACCACCAGGAGTAGTGAAAGATACCTTCCAATTCTCAAATGTTTCATTTGCATCTGTTATTTCAGCAACATCATCCAAATAAAACGCAATATTCATTGACTTACCAATTACAGGCAATCCATTTTCACGATCAGCGTAAACCCCAGGCTCAGTCAGTCTTCCCCTTACCTGAACGCTTGTTACCGCCGGAGCCACTCGACGCGGATTTGTCACTGTCATCGGCAGCGTCAGACCTTCCAGCCTCGTCAGAATATCCCGGTTGTCCGCTCTCGCTTGATCGTATAGACTCATTTTTCTTTTCCCCAATTATGCCATTTTTGCAAAGTTCATCATACAATTCAACCTTACGCAAATGTTCAATAATTTCCTTGCCAAGCTTGTCACCAACAAGAAATCTTTGAGTCTGCTTATTGACAACAACAGGGCCGATGGGCTTGAGGACAAACATTATTTATCCTCTCCCTCTTCCTTTTTCTTACTTACTTTAGCACCTGATTTTTTTTCTTCTTCAGGCTTCTTTTCAGCAGGCTTTTTCTCTTCAAGCTCTTTACATCTGCAATTTTTAACAGCAGCGTCAAGTGACTCTTGGCTATAAGGCCAATCATTGCGGTCAAAAACTCTACCGGGTGGCAGGACGTTACTACCGACTGTCAAGCCGGTAGTTCCTTCTTTTTCTAATACTTCATACTTCATTTACTTGTCCTTTCTTACCAAAGTGATTCTTACCAAGTAGGCAGAGTGATTTCCTGAACAAAATACTGAATACCAGTAGTTTGTTGAGCTTCAGCAAAATACCAAGCTCTCTCTTCTCTGGACAGAGTTTTTACATCAGGAGTCATATCTGTTTCCATAGTCAGACCGCGCTTGATACCGATATTCATGTAACGGTTTGGCTTAATCAGATAAGCAGTTCCTTTAGTTACACCGGTATAAGTGGTATCCTTTACACGGCCTCTTACAATTTCAGTGTCATAAGCAACAACACTGGAAATTTCAGAAATTCCAGAATAAACCTTTTCGTTTGTTGATGGCAGTCCGTTTGCTACTCTTGCAATGTGTCTTGCATCATATGGGTGAGCAAGAATTATGCTGCCCATTGGATCAACTTCACGGTCAAGAATAGGATCGTCGCGATCAGACAGGTCATCAATTGCGTTTTCAAGAGTCAGATAAAGAAGCTCTTGTCTGCCAAGTCCAGCAGTGGCCACAGCAGCAGTTTGTTGCGCTCCAGCGTAAGAGAAGTTCAGGATTGGAGACATTGACAGGTCATCACGCTTTGAGTTATAACCAAGCAATACAGCATCAGAAAGTTTCTGAGGGTCCATTGACTTGTCAAACATTTCAGCAAGCAGTGACCATGTCCAACCAGCGGCATAAATCTTATGCTCGATAGTTTCAGACTGACCGAAACGAGTTTCACCCTGAGTTATAGCTTGGCCTTCACCGTTGTTTTCCTCAAATACGATTGAATAAGGGAAAAACTCGTCAACCTTAACAACCTTGTCAGAGTTTGGCATATTTACAACATTGTAAAAGTTTTCTCTCACAGTGTTCATTGCAGATTTTCTGATTGAGATGTCAATTCTCATTGCATCCCAAAGAGATTGCCAATCTTCAGGCAATGTATTGGATGAAGCAAAAACACCGTGGTTAATCATATCACGGACAGAGGCTTGCTTTTTAAGTGTTGCGCTTGCTCTTGGGATATCCCAAGCGGAGCCGTATTTTTTTATGCTTTCAGCACTGACTGTCAGTCTTTCAGAGTGGCCAACAGACTTTGCTCTTTGCATATTTTTAAAATTGTCAGCATCAGCCGCATGGCTGAATGTTGGAGTGACAATATTGATCATTTCATCAGCATTGGCTACATGACCATTTCTGATCTTTTCTTCTGCCTTTGCTTGAATGGTTTCTTTTGTTATTAATTTAACTTCAGACATTATTTATTCCCCTTATAGATAGTAGACATACGCAACGCCAGCGTCTGTATCAGCATTAGCAGTCAAAGTTAAACCCGCTGCAATAACATTTGCATAAGTATGGTCAATTGTTGATGCTGTTGTAAGCACGTCAATTACAGCCATAGTAATAGCGTTTGTTATTGCGTTCGTTCCATCACTTACAGTAACAGTTCCGGAAGCGTTTGTCACAGTTGCATGTGCAACAACATTTACAATTTTTGAACCAACTGGAATATCAGTATATACAACCGGAGTTGTAGTTGAGCCAAGAGGAACAGTAATTGCAGCCATTTTTAGAGCAGCACCGGCTATTGCACTTGAGCCTTGCGCGTATGGTCGAACCTCAACGTAAGTATGCGCTCCGCCAGTCCCGCCAAATCCGATACATTTTCCGTATGCTACAGAACCAGCTTCATTTGTCGCCCGGAGCGAACCAGCAGCTCCGGAACCACCTGAAAGAAAATAAACAGGCTGGCCAACAACAAAAGTGTCAGTTGCTGTCATTTGCGCTGTCCTGATTGTTCTTTCATGGTTAATATTAATTCTGCCAGTTGCCGAATTAGCTATACCGCCGTATTCAACAACCTCACCAATATAACCGTCAAGATTTACGATTTCTCTGTCAAGAACAGCTCTGCCAAGGTTATTTGTTACCAAAACCTGAACATCGCTTTCAGTGTTCTCTGAAAAGCTATAAGAATTTACGTTATATTCTGTAAATGCCATTTATATTACCTCTTACCAAACTGAATAATCAGTTTTTTCCTTTTTAATTTCAAGCTCTCCGGAAATGCTTCCAGCGTCAGCCTGCGGAGTTGCTTCAGGACTTTCCAGTGCAGCCTGAGTATTGCCATTGCTTACAGCAAGGACAATGTCACGGTTTACAGCGTCGATATTGTCACCACTCAAAACAGCAGCATCAACAATTTTTGCTACCATTTCATTAGATGGAGTCTCTGCATATTTTGCTTTTAAATCCATAAGTGCTTTTACGCGTTCTTTTTCAGCCGCTACGGCCTCTTGCTTTGCTTCTTCTATTTCCATAGAACTATTCTCCTGTTGACGCTGCCAACGCGCCTGATATTTATTAAGTATATTTTGAATACGTGTTTTCTCTTCAGATGTCGGTCCACTTGTCTGGTTTAATCTTGCGTCTGCATTATTTACAGCCCTGATATTAACAACCTCACGACCACCGACAAAATCTTTTACCTGCAATTTATATGCAGTGAAATTTTCTGCGTTTTCAGCATCCCACCATAAAAACGCTTGCTTATATCTTGCGTTTGGAGCATCTTCAGCACCAACGTGCGCACGCCATCTTTTATCAGCAGCAGATTTATCCCAAGCCTGTTCAACAATTTCAATTGAATCGCTGTATGAACCAGTTGCGGACTCCGGTAAACTGGCCGCGGCCTTGAATGCTTTTTGAGCATACATTTTTTTGGAAATTTCAGCCTGAATCTTTTTCATTTCAGCACTTGCTGAAATTGCATTTTGATCATTACTTCCTTCAGGACGCTCAACAATTCCATCGGCAAACCCAGCGTCAACAATCTGTTGACCAAAATACCAGGTTTCATCATCCATAAGTTTCTGAGCTTCAGCTTCACTGCCGCCAATCTTTGCAGCAACGCGCTTAGTCATAAAACTTGACAATCCCTCAAGCATATCAGCGTCTTTTCTCAATTTGTTATGATCGCCGATAGACATTGACCAAGCGTTATGAATCATAAAAGCCGTATTGTCTTCAGTCGAAACCAAATCAAAAGATGGATTCATTGCAACCTGCGCGCCTTGAGACGCTACAATTCCGGACATTCTAAGACTCATTTGAGCATTAGGATTCTTTCTCTTGTAATCAGAGAATTGATTATCTATATCATTGCCATCAAAGACGCTTCCACCTGTAGACGCAACAACAACCTCAATGTCTCCGCCCTTAGCTTCAATTAATTGCTGTCTTACACTGTCAGGAGTTATATCCCAACCAAAGACGCCTGATAAAATAATCTCTTTCATATTATTGCAGTAAATCCGATATTATAATCATAATTTTTTTATGTCAAATCTTTTTTTTATTTTTTTATATTATAATAATTTTATAAAAAGATTAATATATATCAGCAAGTTCGATTGTTGAATATACATCTACAGCACCGCCTATTGAAGTTACAACAAGTAAGTATGTTTCGGCATCAGCATCAACCGTTGCATCATACCCTCTTGATATTGGAAGTATTTGCAATATATCTGAACCAGTTAAAGATGTTCCCTTATTATCTGCTGTTATATATCCTTTCTTATGAATATGACCGCCTGAAAATGCAGTTATATCAGCACCGACTGCATAATCGCAAGCAGAGGCATGATTGGCACTTGTGTCTATTTGTGTCCATGTTCCTGATGTAACGCTTGCATAGTGGATCAACTGATAATATACAACAAAATTTCCTGCTGTTAAAATTGTGAACCCGACCGGAAGAGATGAAACCCTGTTTTCCTTCCCGTAAAATGTTGCTCTTGGCCTAACTGCCAATACTGCTGTTGGAACACCTGCGACTGTTGTAATTTTTGTCACACCGTTACTTGCCGTTTGTGGGTATCCCCATAAATCAGAACCTCCCTCAGTCTTGACGGTCTGGCATATCTGCTTCATCGTTCCAGTATTCGCGCCGGTAAGATTTGTTATTTCATATCTAATTGGCAAAGATGCAGTGCCCATATAAGTAGCGCTGGAAAACCCAGCGTTTTTAAAATGGTTAGCGTAATATGTATTTCCATCAATATTAAAGCCAACTCGAACCCTGCCAACACCCAACCATTCAAGGTCAATATCTAAAATCTGTGAATTTTCAAATGAAAACAAAGCACTGTCTTCATCCCTTACGGTTGTCTCATTTATACCAGATGGATTTTTACCAGATGTTGAAAATGTGTCGATATTCCATTGACTTTGTGGTATCCGCCTCTCCACAAGTGAACCAGTGCTTGATGATCTTAAAACTATGTAATAGACACCTGATTCTGATTGCTCAAAGTAAATACCATCATTAGAACTAAAAAGACCAAACCGCTTCCTTATTCCAGCTGTAGCAGTAGAAAAAGCTCCAGTAAGAAGCGGCCTATGTGAATTCCCTGGTTGGTATGCAATCCATTGCCTTGATTGCCTTATAAGTGCTCTATTCAATGTGGCAGGTATTGGCATATCAATACTTGATGAATCAGGATCATGAACAGCCTGATCAACAGCCGTTCCAGTTTCATCTACTTCATGCCATAAATGATTCAATTTTGAGTATTCAAATTTAGATGAAAAAGCAGTGAATATATTTGAAACACGAATTCTCCCAAAAGCATCAAGAGCGGCAGAGTCACCGATTTGAACCTTGCTTATTTGCTTACCATTACCAATTACATTATCACACATTTTATAAATCCACCAATAATTTAGTTACATCACTTGAATCTGGATCAGAATTATACCCATAAATATATACATCAATTGGGTTGCTTGATGAAATTATTTCATTTCTTGACCTTTGAAACATTCTGAAATATTTTCCAGAATCAGTGTCATCCACGGGGGCAGCTTCTCCAGCATCTCTTATTGTATAGAAAAACTTAAAATCACCTTCTGTCTCAGGCAATTTTATAACGCCTCCAGTTACAGAGCTTGCAACAACAGTCCATGTTTTTTCAGGAATATTTATTAATTCTGCTGCCATAATTTATTAGTCCACCGTTTTGCTTGTTGATTCAGATATTGTTTCCGCTTTTGAATTGCTGTAAGTTGTTTTTTCAACTTCCATAATCAAACGCCTTGCTTCAGCAAGAGAATCGTTCTCTTTTTTCAGCCT